TAGCCAAGAAGGCAATCAACTCCAAGCGGGCGATCGTGTCCCTGCTGCGGGAGCTGGACCGGCTCAGCGAGGGCCGCCGGGAGGACAAGCTGCTGCTGATCCGCCAGTCGGTGACCAACAGCTGGAAGTCTGTCTTCCCCCTGCGGCAGGGCGGCGGCCGGCGGTCGGAGCCCTCCCCGCCCACCCTGGTGGCCCGGGAGGAGGTGGCCACATGGTAGCGCGGGAGGAGGACAAGCTCTCCGCCCAGGTGGCGGTGCTGGGATCCCTGCTCATTGATGACAGGCTGGTGGGGCAGGCTCTGGAGCGGATCCGCCCGGAGGACTTCCTTACCCCCAAGTGCCGCATGGTGTTCCAGGCCATCCGAGCGCTGTTTGCCGAGGGCAAGCCCACCGATGCGGTGACCGTCCGGAGCAAGCTGGGGGGCCGGGAGGATGACGGGTGGACCCAGTACCTGATGGAGCTCATGGAGCTCACCCCCACAGCGTCCAACATCTGGGAGTATGCCTCCATCATGCGGGAGCAGGCGCGGATGTCCAAAGTGGCCGAGCTGGGCGGCCTGCTCCAGGTGACCCAAGATATGGACAAGGCCCGAGGCTACATTGCCCAACTCAACGAGCTGCTGGTGGAGCGGCGGGGCGTCCAGCGCATGGACATGGCTCAGATGCTCCTGGCCTTTTCCGAGCGGCACAGCGGGACGCCGGTGGATTACATGACCTGGGGCCTGCCCAAGCTGGACGCGGGTACATACACCGAGATGGGGGACATGGTGGTGCTGGGGGGCTACCCCTCTGCGGGCAAGACCGCCCTGGCGGTGGCCATGGCCTATCACCAGGGCAAGACAAGGCGGGTCGGGTTTTACAGCATGGAGACAAACCGCTACAAGCTGGCCGACCGGCTGTTGGCTAACCTGGTGGGCATTGAGATGTCTGCCATCAAGCGCAATCAGATCACCGGGGAGCAGTGGCAGCGGGTGGCCGACCAGTCCGACCGGATCCGGGCCCGGAAGCTGGAACTGGTGGAGGCCAGCGGTATGTCAGCCCAGGATATTCGGGCGGATGCCCTAGCCCGCCGGTACGAGATCGTGTATGTGGATTATATGCAGCTCATAGAGCCGGAGACCCGCAAGGCCAACCGCACAGAGCAGGTGTCCGGGATCAGCCGGAGTCTCCAGCAGCTGGCCCACGGTACAGGACGCCTAGTGGTGGCCCTGTCCCAGCTCTCCCGGGCGGAGCATACCGGCAAAAACGAGCAGGTGGAGCCCACCATGTCCGACCTGAGAGAGTCCGGGCAGATCGAGCAGGACGCGGACGCCATCCTGCTGCTCTACCTGGAGGAGCCCAACCGGCCGGAGGCCAGCCGCCGGATTCTGAAGGTGGCCAAGAACAAGGAGGGCACCCGGGGACGGATCTATCTGGTCTTTGACGGCCAGTACCAGCGCTTCCGGGAGAGCGCGCTGGAGGAGCCCGCCCCGGCGGCGAAGCGGCAGACCTACAAGCGGCCGCCCAAGACTCAGATTGACTTTTTTGACCTGCCGGACGAGCCG